CCTTGACTGGCTCGAAGACCATGACTCTTGGCAACATCTTGAAGACGCTAAATCTTGGGAGCGCGTGTATGGTGGTGGTGGATTGGCTATCAATACTGATCAAGACCCGGAAAAACCCCTTAATTTGCGCCGCATGAAAGGTGCGCCGATTGAGTTTTATGATTTCGACCGATGGCAAGTTTCTGCCAAGTCATCCAACTTTGACGAATTCCTCGGCTATGACGATATGACAAAGGCTGATCTTTTGTATTATCAGGGACAGCCGATACATACCTCGCGTATCATTTTTATGACCGGCAAGCGTGCGCCGTCGTATATTCGACGTCAGTTGCGCGGCTGGGGTATGAGCGAGGGCGAGCGGATGCTCCGAGACTTGAACAACTATCTTAAGACTCAGGATGTCCTTTACGAAATCCTCGACGAATCCAAGATTGACATTTACAAGATAAAAGGCCTTGCAAATAAGCTTTTAACCGCAGGAGGCACAAACGCCATTGCCTCACGTATCAAAGCCGCCAATGAGGTGAAGAGCTATATCAATGCCCTTGTTTTGGATGCTGAGGAAGAATACGAACAGAAAACATTGACCTTTGCGGGACTCGCTGACGTTATGCGCGAGAATCGTATAGGCATTGCCTCGGCCTTGCGTATCCCTATGACAAAGCTTTTTGGTACGTCCGCTTCCGGACTTAATGCTACCGGCGAGGGTGACGCTGATAATTACAACGAAATGGTACAGTCAGAAATACAAGCCAAAATGCGCCCGCAAATAAAACAAATGATCGAGCTTGCTTGCGCGAACCTTTGGGGCTATGTTCCTGAATTCCGTTTCAAATTCCCTCCGCTTAAGGCTCTGCCCGCACTGGAAGCTGAACAGATAAAAGCGTCGGAAATAAACCGGATTTGTATGCTTTATGATCGCGGGCTTATTACTGACGGTCAGGCGATAGGCGACGAACTGGCAAAAGGTGAAACTATATCCGCTGATTTGGCGGCTAAGTTTCAGGCTCGCCCGCTTCCTCCGGGGGGCGCTCAGTCGGTTGACCCGGTGAAGGAAAACAAAGGTATTGAGGTTTTTAAGGCTGCGCGTGACGCGGTGAAGAATGCTCTTAATGGCAGAAAAGATGCTCCGCGTTAAACCATCGTATTTTTCCGAAACTGACGAACACCTCCGCAAAGTTTTTTATGACGCGTACTTTGCTCCTTTGTTGGATTTAATACCGAAACAGTTAAACAATGCGTCCCCTTCGCCTTTGGTTGCGGCAATCAATAAGGGTAAGATCAAATATGCTCAGGGTGTTTTTTCCGGAACGTATAACGTCGCTATTTCGCGCGAGCTTTCCCGGTTCGCTACGTTCGACAAGCGGTCAGGCACATGGCGCGTTATATTTCACGCGCCGGCTGACGTATTGGTCGCGGCTCTTAAGGCCGAGGGACACCGAAAGTCTCTTGTTGACAAGATTAATAAGCAGATTGACGCGATGTCCGCGAAGGTTGATGAAACCATAAAAACACTATCTTTTTCAATGGATTTACCACTTTTCGCTATGGATCAGGATATCGCGGAAACGTTTCCCATCGGAACCCGTCCTACTCTTGACCGCCGTACCGCTGAGAAATTGCGCCGGGATTATAACGATTCCCAAAAACTGAACGTCAAAAACTGGACTCCGGAACAAACAACCCGATTAAGGGATATGGTCGAAAGGTATCAAACGTCCGAGAGTGACGATTCCTTAACTGATATGATCATGAGCGAATGGGACGTATCCGCGAATAAGGCCGAGTTTCTCGCCCGTCAGGAAACTTCCCTCTTTTTTAGTAAATTCTCGATGAATCGCGCAAGTTCGGCAGGAGTTAGGCGATATCGCTGGTCAACGTCGCATGATATCCGAGTTCGCCCGGAACATAAAGAACTGCAAGGCACGATCCATTCGGTAGACGATCCCCCGATAGTTGACGCTAAAACAGGGCGTCGCGGTCATCCTGGGGAAGATTATGGGTGTAGGTGTAGTCCTGTTTGGGTATTGGAGTGACGCTGTTGCGTGATAGATTGACAATTCAAGAAAAACAAGTGAAACTACTTTAATGGCTAATCCCAAGAGTTATAAGGTCCGGTTTATCGAACCCGGCATTATGTCATATCAAGATCAAGATCAGGGCGTTGTCCTTGTCTCGAAAGAGGCTTTGGATAATATGGGTCCGTCTTTTCGTAATTGCCCGGTTATTTTCGTTCCTGAACACCACAATGATCAGGACAAAGAAACCGCGTTTAACTTTGAAGACATAGGATCAAACCCGGCGGCTGGTATTGTGACGACTATTCCTGCATGGGGAGATGATGGCTGGCAGTGGGTCGAAATGTCCGTATGGGACGAAGACGCACAGAACGCAATTGAAAAAGGTTTTTCCGTATCGTGCGCATATGAACCCGATGAAGATCATACCGGGGGAATTTGGCATGAGTTAGAATACGACCGCGAAGTCGTAAACGGAAAATATATGCACATGGCAATAGTCCCAAGACCCCGATACGAAGGGTCACGGATTTTAGCAAATAGTAAAGGAGGGCCTGGAATGGGTCTTTTTGGAATTAAACCGAAGGCTAACGCGGCAATGCCCGCAAAGCCTGAGCCGGAAAAGAAACCGGAAGCCGCTGCGGGTGGCGAACAGAAACCTGTTTTGGTGAACGACGATACAAGCGTCGACGTCAATGGAACTCCGGTTCCTTTGTACGAACTCATCGAAAAATATCAAATGAGCCAAGGCGCCTCGGGTGGCGAAGCTCAGACACTTACTCCGGAAGACGAAGTATCTTTGCCTGACGGAACCAAGGTAAAGGTTGCTGACCTTATCGCCGCATACGGTGCAGGCGCTGAGGCTGCCGATACTTTGCAGAACGCAGAAGCGCCGACGGATACCAAGGGCGAGGCTTCTGTTGACGAGAAAAAGCAGCTGTCAAACAGCGCTTCTTCTGTAGCAAAAAGACAGGTTAACACCGCGCTCAAGAATGCTGCGTCAAAAGACACTGGCTTTGACCCGCGCGGTGAAGGAATGGACACGGAAGCCGATCGTTTGGCGCGTGGTCATGCTCGTTACAGTTTGCCCGTAAAGCAGGGGGGTAAAAAATAAATGGCTGTTGATACAAACATCAATCAATTTAAGCCCGGGAAAGCGGTCGGCGATATCGCCTTAAACTTTTTCGGTGCGGAAAGCATCATTTCGGTTCGGTATAATCCGAACGGGACGGGAAACCTTATACCCGGTGAAACGATTCGCCTTGTAGACCTTGGCGCGTCCGATCTTGCCGGTGATCCTATCGTCGATAAGCGCACAACCGAAGTACAGGCGATTTTCGGAACCGTTCGCCGGTCTCTGAAACAGGCAACGTTTGCGCCTGGTGACACCGTTGAGGTGGCTATCGAAGGGGCAGTAATGTACCTGAAAGCTGCCGCGGCTCTCACTCGCGGCGTGAAAGTTTCCGGTGTTGTTGCAACTCCGGGAAGTGTACAGGCAATTGGAACCAAGGCATATCTTGGATATACTCTTGATAAAGCCGGAAGCGGCGATATTATCCGTATCTATCTCAAGAACGATGCCGTAACTGCCGGAACAACTTAAGGAAAGGGGGAAATATAATGTCAAGACTTACTGTCAAGGGCTTGCCCCTTTTCAACTCTTCTGGTGATATCGACGTCGCAGCGTCAGGCTTCAAATACCTGATTGACTCGATGTCGTTTATCCGTGCTCAGGTCATTAAGCAGATATTTTACGAAGTATCTGTCGAAGACTATATTCCTGTCGATGTCGGTGAAGCCGCATGGAAGTCTGAAGTCGTCCAGAATCTCGAATTCTACGAAGGCGGCTCTTTTGCTGAAGGCGTAACCAATTCGGGTGGAAGTCGGACGGCTACTGTCGATACCGCACTTTCTCAGATCCGTATGCCCGTGCGCACATGGAAAAAGAAAGCGACATGGAATATCGCGCAGATTGCCGAAGCCGCAAACGTCGGAAATTGGGATCCTGTGGAAGCAAAACTCCGTAGCTTGAAAAAGAACTGGGATTTGGGGATTCAGGAACTGGCCTTCATTGGTCTTCCCGGAGATACCACGCTGACCGGATTCTTGACCAACGCGTCGGTTAATATCAATACTACGCTGATCAATAACGATATCTCTGGTCTTTCCGATGCGAACTTCCAGACTTTCGTTAAGGGCCTTTTGACCGCGTATTATGCCAATAGCAACTATACCCGTGATAATCCTGATACGTTGGTTATGCCAACGGCGGATTATTTGGGCATGGCTTCGGCTGCAAGCGCGACATATCCGAATATTTCCAAACTGGAATATTTGGAGAATGCGCTTAAGAAAATGACTCGCAACGATGGTTTCAGGATTCTTCCGCTGACCTATGCTCAGTCAACGCTTAATCCTGCGGTAAAAAATCGCTATGTTCTTTACAGGAACGATCCTGAAACGCTCAAGCTGACTATTCCCGTAGACATCACCATGAACCAGGCATACACGCTGAACGGATTCGATTTCGAACAGCTTGCATACGGCCAGTTTTCCGGTGTTATGGTTAATCGCCCGCGCGAAGTACTGTACTTCGACAAGACCGCGACGACCTAAAAAATCGTTGTTAAGGGAAAGCCACTCGCAAGGGTGGCTTTTTTTTATGTCTTGATACATACTACCCATATGAGACCATTATCGATCATTGGCCGGGGGAGCCGTTTTTTAGCAGGCGTACAGGACGAGACTCGGGAACGGTGGATAGTTTCGTCCGCGTATTTTGACGGGCCGACGGTATGCGAGCCGTGCGAAAAAGTTTTCCAGTTACACTTCCCTGATATTTGGGAGCCGGGACTCTCGGGGATAATGGATAAAGTAGTTACGGCTTGGGGTGAGACGGGGGAAATTTTACCGTACCGTGAACTTATAGAAGAATTCGGGGAGATATTCCCCTCATCTATTTCGTGGATGCTCGCCTATGCCATTAAGCTGGGGTATACTGATATTGCGCTTCACGGGGTCGATATGCTGGCTGATTGGGAATATGGGGGGCAGCGTGATTATTTATTTTACCTGATCGGCCTTGCTCGAGGGCGAGGCGTGAAAGTAGAAATGCAAGAATATTCAGGCGTTTATTTAGCTCCCGAGAGGTATGGCGTACCGCTTTAATATATAGTACAATTAATTTAAGGAGTAACAAGTGGAAGAAAAAACAATGATCGTGACCAATAAAGGAAAACGGAGCTGGCCGGTAAAAAACGCCGCAGGCGAGGACATTACCCTTCAGCCGACGGATTCTGTCGAGATGACCGAAATTGCAGCGCTACGGCTCATTAATGGATATCCGCAGGACATTGCGCCCGCAGGTCCCGCGACAATGTCGTCGGCTACCTTGGCGCGTGAAGAGCAGTCTTTGCGCGACAGGATCACGAACGTGGAAAAGAGGGAGAAGGCCGTCAAAGAAAGAGAGGATACCGTTGAGGCAAAAGAACTCGGTTTAGTTGCCCCTTCGCTTGGAGAAAAAAAGAACGACGATACTCTAGAAACACCCGTCAAAAAACCCGGCAGACCGCCAAGGGCTGAAAAATGATAAAATATATAAAA